AGGAGATTGAGATGGGTTTTCAAATCTTTGAGCGTTGCATGGCAGAGACCTTGAGGGCGGGCCGATGATCCCCCCTTGCAAAGACTGCCCCCGGCGGCACATTGCCTGCCACGATACTTGCCCGGACTTCCTGGCCTGGAGAGAGCAGCACACGGCAGAGATGGAGCATCTGCGGAAGATGACGACCAACGTCAGCGTTTACTGCGAAGATTCTTCCGACCGTCACCGGCGGCAGGACAAGCGCAGGCCGCTGCCCTTTGCGGTCAAATAGCAAAATCGCAGCACAGCGGGGCCGCACAGCCCCTCTGGACTGCTTTTGCACTCCGTCCCATCCCGGGATACCCCCAAGGACAAAAACGCCGCAGAACGTTTCAGCGGCGGAGTGAGGTGAAACAGTGTTTTTTCATTTGACCCTGTCCGGCCCGCCCCGGACAAAAAAGAACTCGGCCCGCATCCTGCAAGCAGGTGGACGGCGGTTCGTGGCCCCCAGCGCCGCTTTTGTGGAGTACCAGGCGCAGTGCCTGCGGCAGCTCTGGGCACTGCCGGAGCCACTGCCCGCCAGGATCAGCACCCCGGTCAACCTGCGCTGTGTGTACTACATGCCCACCCGCCGCCGGGTGGATCTTGTGAACCTGATCGAGGCCACCTGCGACATCCTGGTTAAAGCCGGGGTGCTGGAAGACGACCACTGCCGCATCGTGGCGGGGCATGATGGCAGCCGGGTGGAGTACGACAAGGGAAACCCCAGAGCAGAGATTTGGATTGAAGAAATGGAGAAAGCGGATTATGCGGAAAGGAGAACGAATGACCGACCCTGAAACCGTCCGGCGCTGGTTTCAGCAGCTGCCCCGGATGCGGGAAAAGATCCAGCAGCAGGAAGAACGCATTGTGGATTTACAATGCGTTGCTACAGCAACGACACCCAGCGTTTCCGCCACTCTTGGACATTCCGGAACCAGCGACAAGGTTGGGAACGGAGTGTTGGCTATTGTTGAGGCGGAGGAAAAGCTGGCTGCCCTTAAGAGTGAGTATGTGGAAATGCAGAAAGCAGCCATTGATGTGGCATACCTGCTGAACGCTGACCAGGCATCTATCCGCCGCAGCAAGTGCATTATTCTGTGTTATGTAGAAGGTAAGACCCGTGAGCAGGCGGCAGTAGAAATTGGATATACACAGGCCCGAACAGTAACAAGGGCGCTGAGGGAGGCGTTTATTTCGATCGCTGAGGTTTGGGAAGATACCACATCTTGTGATTTTGACGGAAAAGCAGGATGATACAACACTTATTTTCTCTTGTTGATGACGCCTTGAAGCCGCCATAATAGCCTTGTCATGTCGCTGAAAAAAGCGCTTTAATTGTATCATCGGCAAAGCCATAAAGGCCAACCGATTCACGCAGTCTCCAAAACGCACTCCCCCAACCCTGTGCTGGCCGTAGGTACAGGGCCCGGCGTTCGTTTTGCGGGCTGCTTCTATGCCACGGTAGCTCAACTGGCAGAGCAGCTGCCTTTTAAGCAGCAGGCCGCAGGTTCGACCCCTGCCCGTGGCACCACAACGCCGGGCCCCGCCCCGGCAACAGCCTGGCGCATCGGCTCATGACCGGACAGGAGCTTGCGGGGTGAGCGGCGGGATTCCCTCCTTACCCGCCTTGACCAAGCTCGCCCCGCCCACGGAGGCTCCTGAATCCGCAACGGGAAAGCATACGCCCGCCGGATGTGCGCCAACAACTCGCCCCGATACCGCAAAGGTATTGGGGTTTTCTTATGCAAAAACTCAGAGCGGAGAGGTGGTGACGTGCCCAATGAAAAGAATCTGGTACCTTTCGACCAGCGAACAGAGAGGGAACAGAGAGAGATCGCCCAGCTGGGCGGCATCGCCTCTGGCCGGGCACGCCGCCGCAAGCGTGCTATGCGAGAGGCGGCGGATTATTACCTTAGCCTGCCAGAAACAGACCGCCGCCGGGTAAACGCTATGCTCCGGGACCAGATCAAGCCGGAGGACATCGACAATCAGATGGCCGTGGTGGTGGGCATTACAGAGCGGGCCAAGCGAGGGGATGCGCAAGCAGCCAACGTCCTGCTAAAAATGCTGGGGGAGGAGACCGTACAGGAAGACCCGGGCGCGGATGCTCTGGCAAAGGCCAAGGAACTTCTGGGAGGTGTAGACAGTGCCATTGACTGAGTTTCAGCAGCAGTATCTGCGCCACTGCTCCCACCGGTGGAATATCAAGACGGGGGCCACCCGAAGCGGCAAGACCTATCTTGACTGCGCTGTGACCATCCCGAAGCGTCTGCTGGCGTCCCGCGGCGAAGGGCTGTGCGTGATGCTGGGCAACACTTTAGGCACACTGGAGCGCAATGTGCTGGAGCCTATGCGCAGCTTGTGGGGGGCGGATCTGGTGGGCATCGTGCGCACCTCTGCATCCGGCAATGTCGTGCAGCTGTTTGGCCGCAAGGTCTATGTTCTGGGAGCGGACAACAAAAAACACATTGCCCGCATCCAGGGTGCTGCGTTTGAGTATGCCTATGGGGATGAGATCACCACCTGGGATGAGGGCGTGTTTCAGATGCTGAAAAGCCGGCTTTCCTGCCCGCACAGCCATTTTGATGGCACCTGTAACCCAGATAATCCTCAGCATTGGTTCAAGCGCTTTTTGGACAGCGGTGCAGACATCTACTGCCAGGCCTATACCATTGACGACAATCCCACTCTGCCGCCAGACTTCGTGGCAAATCTGAAACAGGAGTATGCCGGAACCGTTTATTACAATCGTTTTATCCTGGGCAAGTGGACAGCCGCCAATGGAGTCATCTACCGCCTCCTGGCCGACAGCCTTGCCGCCGGGGATGGGCGCTTTTTCTGGCCTGCGGACAAGCCGCTGGCTCCGTGGCGGGTACGCATCGGGGTAGACTTTGGCGGCAACGGCTCCAAACACGCCTTTGTGGCAACGGCTATCCTGCCGGGCTATTCCGGCGTGGTGGGGCTGGCATCCCAGCGCATCGACCCTGTGGCGCAGGATGCGGATTTCCTGGCCGACAAGCTGATCGATTTCTGTATGGCCGTCTTTTCCCGCTGGGGCGAGATCCAGTACATCTTCTGCGACAGCGCTGAACAGACGCTGATCAACCACATCCGGACCCGGCTCCGGCGCTGTAAACTGAGCTGGCTGGCCGACCGGGTGGAGAACAGCGCAAAGATCCGCATCAATGACCGCATCCGCCTCACCTGCATCCTGATGGGAGGCGGCCGGTTCTGGCTGCTGCCGGAGGCTGCTACCCTACGGGATGCCCTGGCCACGGCTCTATGGAGCGGCAAACATCTGGGAGTAGACGAGCGTCTGGATGATGGCAGCACCGACATCGACACGCTGGATGCGTTTGAGTACACCATTGAGCGAGATTTTAAGAGGCTGACAAACACATGAATATCACTGCATTCCTGGATTATCTGCACAAGACCAGAGGCTGGGAACTGGACCCTGCTTACTATGGACAGATCGAGACCTGGCGGCAATGGTGGCAGGGGGAAGTGCCTGGCGTACACACCCGCACAGCAGAGTATGCAGGCGGTGCAAAAAAACGCCGGCTGGCATCCCTGCGGATGCCCAAGCGGGTCTGTGAGGACTGGGCAAACCTATTGCTGAATGACCGCACCACCTTCCAGATCAAGGACGCTGACACCGCCCGGTATCTGCTTGGAGACGATGAGCAGCAGGTGGGAGGTCTGCTTCGGGAGCTGCACTTCTGGCGCAATGCCAATGCTCTGGTGGAGCAGGCGTATTGGTCCGGCACCGGGGCATTTGTGCTGAGTGCCGAGAACCTGACCGTCGTGAACGGGAAAGCGCTCCCCGGCCCGGAGACCCGGCTGCAGCTGGACTATGACCCGGCTTCCTGCATCCTGCCCCTGCGGGTGGAGCGGGGCATCGTGACCGAAGCGGCCTTTGTCTCCGAGTGCAGGATAGACGGCAAGCCCGCAGTATACTTACAGACGCACACCGGCAACGAGACCCGGAGAACCATCCGCAACGAGTGGTTCCGGACGTCCGGCCCGGTTTCTGGAGTGCCTGACTTCCGCAAGATGCCTGCCCCGCCGGGCATGGTGGAGAGCATCACGGTAACTGGCTCGCCGCCCTGGTTTGCCCTGTTCAGCCCGGCAGCAGTCAAAAACATCCCTGGCGGTGATGGCCTCGGCATGAGCGTTTTCGCCGAAGCGCTGGCCGAGGCGCAAGGCATCGACCTGGCTTTTGACAACTACCGGGAAGATATCCGCCTGGGCCACAAAAAGATCTTCTACTCTGCGGATATCTGCCGGAAGGTCGTGGACAAAGACGGCGCAGAGCACGCCATCCCGCCGGACGATGATGTAGTAAGCCAATTTGTCACTCTGCCGGAAAAGGCGGGCAGTCTGGACCAGGCCAGCGAGTATCACGAGTACAACCCTGACCTGCGGGTGGAGCAGAACTACAAAGCCGTACAGGATATGCTGGACTTGTTCAGCTTCAAGTGCGGCCTGGGCTGTCACCGGTACAACTTTGAGCTGGGCAAGGTCACCACGGCCACCGAGTACAACGGCAGCCGGCAGGATCTGGTGCAAAGCGCAAACAAAAACCAGATCCCCATCGAAGGCGCACTGATCTCCATTGTTCGGGCGATCTTATGGGCCGCTAAAAACCTACAGCAAGCGGACGTTGACCCGGACACTGCACTCAGTGTGGATTGGGATGATAGTTACATCACCGATGCAGAGACCCGGATGACCCAAATGCGGGAAGATGCTCTCAGCGGACTGCTGCCACGGTACAAGTATCTGTCTGCCCGGTACGGGATCAGTGAAGAGGATGCCCGCAAGCTGGCGCAGGAAGCCGCTGACGAGAACCGGCAGCCTGAGCTGAGCTTCGGCGGGGGCGGCTGATGCTGACCCC